GCACATCAAACGCGTAGGCCGCAATTTCCGGGCGGCTGTCAGGACCATAAAAACGAACGTAACGTTTGAGTGAACCAGAAGCCCGGTATTCGCCGGATATGTAACACTCGACACCGAAGGCTTTACAGACCAGGTCACACAGGATGTGCATATAACGCGGCGGTGTACTGGCGTCACTCGGCGCACCCGCGCTGGCAGCTTCCTGAATGTCGAACAATTCAGCGTCGTTTTCGCTGATGCCATGCTGGCGCATATAAGCCTGGGCTTTTGCAATAGCGTTAGCGGCTTCTTCCGGGCTTGATGTCCCTCTGGCAAGGCGTAACAGTTTTTTGATTTTGGCGATGTATTTATTTTTGCTCATTGTCTACTCCCTCTAACAACGTGGTGATGAAATGTCCAGCCATTACTCCGGCATCACGATAAGCGCATCGTGTTTTGCTTTCTGATTGTTTACGCCGGGGAACGGAATAAGCTGATGCAAACATCTCCGCCCTGAATTGCTGCATTGTCAGGACTTTCAATTGCAGGAGACGCTCTTCATCGCTGCATACTGTGCTCATTAATCCATCAAGGATGACATTAAAAGCCCGGTATACCGGGTCATCTTTTGTTCGTTTTGTCAGGGCCACAGCACTGATTATTGACAATGCGCGCTCAAGCTTTTTCAGCTCTGAATTTGGCCATTCAACAGGTGACCAGACTTTATCTTTCATATACAAATCCCCTTAATTCAGGCGTAAGCCAGCCCCGGCGGGTTTACGCCATATACAAATAAAATTAAAAACAGACTTATTAACTACGACGTTTAGCTTTCCGGTAATGACGGTCAACAGACTTAACGAACGCCTTCACATCACGGGCAATCAAATCCAGCGGATAATATTCATCCAGCAGTTCCATTCCGCTGAATCGAATCTGAAAAAAATCAGGCTTATCTTTATATGACTCCATCAGGCCAATAAACCGCAGCTGACGCGGGAGGGATTCCTGCACACCTGAAATAGTGAGCAAATCATCTTCAAGGATGTATCCGAGGTTTTCCATACCCTCGCTACATATTCTTGTCAGCATGTTCCGTGTCGCGAGGTACAGTGCCACCGTGTCATTCGCCATCATGGCGAACAAATCCCCCTGAATATAAGCCCCCTTACTGGCCACAGCATTTCCGGCAATCTGCGCATCAAGTACCACATGCATAAAATCGGCAGGTGCTCCCAGATGGCCCAGCAATGATGACGCCCATAACGTTACATTGGTTAACTTCTCAGATGAACGGGTAGCAAAACCTTCAGGAGTAACAATAAAATCCCAGACTTTATCTTTCATATACAAATCCCCTTAATTCAGGCGTAAGCCAGCCCCGGCGGGTTTACGCCTGTTTTAAATAACAATTAAAAACAAATTAAATTAATGCGGTGCTTTCAGTGTTTCGACTTTTACGAAATAAGGCTCGACATTAATTTCAACCACACAACCACATTTAAAATCTCTGGCTGGCGCAACAGTTTTCACCACACGACCACAACCAAACACTGCGCTGTCGGTATGTGTAAAACGAGTCCCCACCGGATATAGCTGATTAAAGTTCTTCGCGTTCATGAGGCGGCCTCCATCCTTTCAGGTGAGCATTGGCACAGAACTGTGCCCGGTGTTCAGCCCAGATGCGGCGCAGGGTGCTACACGGGCTTTGCGCTGCCTTACGCCACAGTTTTTCAGCCTCAGCATAATCGCCGCGTTGTTCTGCTCTGGACGCGCCCAGCGAATACGCCGCGCAACTATTTCCGGCTCTGTACTCTTTGATATCCTGATGCATGTTAAACCCCTGCAATATCCAGCGGGATTGCGCGGTATTCATCAGAATCACCGACGCGCTCATACACGCGGATATAGCTTTTGCTGCCAATCACCTGGACCGCTTCGCCAATCAGCGTCATGGCGTTATTCCAGCGTTCGTCCTCAATTTCAAGGCGACGCAAGGCCAGAACGCGCCCGGTGTTAATGTTGCCTTCCTTGTCCGTGCTGAATGCCTCGCTGATGATGGCTTTGATTTCAGGGCGTGCACCTTCCGTCCAGTCAGCCAGGCAATCATCAATCAGCGACTTCGCGGTCTGAATGCGTTCATCAAACGCAATACGGTCCTGCATGGCGCGCTGAATCTTGTAACGCCCGTCAAAGCTGTAAAGCGTGATATTCCCTTTTTTACCGCCTTTCACAGCGCCGTATTTCTCCGCCGACAGGTCAATAAACGCCTGAATATCACCAAACGCACGCAGTTTCAGTTCACGCAGTGAGGCAGAGGCAGCAATCACCATCTCCACAAGCTCACCGACCAGCTGCTCACGGTCGCGGTCAATATCTTTGATAAGGCTTTCAGGTGTCATTACGCCACGGGCATCCACCCAGTAACCTTCAGGCGCTTGAGTTTTCGTGTATTGCTTAACTTTATTTTCAGTCGTCATAATTAAATTACCTCAGTGATATTTACAGATTAATTTGTGTTATGTGCGCGAGGCGCAACGTTTTCAGAAAAAATATTCACGCCGTTGTAGTCATTTCTCAGTGCTTCCTTGATAACATCATGTAATCCTGTTGCCACCTGAAACTCCCTTTCGGAAGTGCCGTCCTCCAAATAACTTCCTGTAATCTGGGTTAAAACCCTGCCTTTTTCATTGGTATAGATAATTACTTCTAATTTAACCGCCATTCTGATTTCCTCTCATTGCCATACGACGGTACAGCCGTCGATACAGGACGTTTTCACCACACGGCGCAGGCCGCTGAATGTCTGGACGATTTCCGTTACCGGCCATACCGGACCGCCAGCAGGTGGGCAGGCATAAACCACAGGTAAACGGTGATGTTGCCACGTTACACGACCGCCAGTGGTGTGGATGGCCACACGGGCACGGGAACGGACGGCGTTAATGGTCTGCTTGTCCATCGTCTTGTTCTCCATCAGTGAATTAACATTTCTGCGCTGCATTATCTGAGTGCAAACGCAAGTCGTGGCTGATAACGGGGAAGGCGGGCACACATACGCGCAAGACGATAAGCCCGACGAAATCCCTGTAAATTCTGCTCAAAAGGAATAATCATTAATCGCGCACAGCATTCATCAACGTCCCAGTCATCGCTGGTATTTCCGGTTCCATTGATTTCTCTTTCCCGGGAATACAAATCAATGCGCAGTTCACCCGGCACGAAGCAATCAACAAACGGAATAATTTCACCAGGGGTCCCATTAGAATAAATACAACCATTACGACTGATATTCCGTAGCGCTTTAATTTCTTTTCTGACGACAACCTGTTCCATACCTGGCCTTTACTCAGTGAATTAACATTTCTGCGAATTTATCAATGGCCTGCACACTGACCGGTGCATCGCTGATATCACAAATCCGGTACACACCGCGCGCCAGTTTGAACAGGCGGCGGGCATTACCCAGTGAGCGTGCGTAGAGCGCCTCGCTGATTTCCGGTTCTGCTGCTTCCGGCATCAGCCCGGTAGCTATCTGGTTAAAATCTTCCTGCGACAGCGTATCGCCCAGGTTAAGCGCCAGCGCCACACGGCTGTATAACTGGGCGAACTCACCGCGACGTCCCTTGAGGTTAATCAGAAGGCGTGGCATACCCGCCAGGACAATCCCGATACCCGCTTTGTCATGCAGACGGCGCAGAACCTCCAGTGCGCGATAGGGGAGCAGTTCAGCCTCGTCCACCATCAGCAGGCGACCGGAATCACGCAGTTCTCGCACACATGCATCAATCAGTTCGTGGATATTGCCGCGAACTTTTACCCCCAGCTGGCGGCACAGCTCCTCAAGCAGTGTTCTGGCTGTATAGCCCGGGTCGGCTTCAATCAGGACCGCATCCCGGTTTCTGCGGGCGTATTCACGCAGAATCATTGTTTTGCCAAGACCTGCCGCGCCATACAGTACGCAGATTTCACATTCCAGATGAGCATAGGCCAACACCTCCAGTCCTTTGGCAGCCATACCGGTGGCAACAAATTTCGCTTTAATACGGCGGCTATTTTCCTTTTCCCGCTCACGGGTCACAAAGGCAGAAATGCGTTCTTCAATATCAGCCATATCGCCCTGAT